TCAACCTATGTCTATGTCTTATAACGTGAGGTAAATCATGGCAGAAATGAGTACATATCTCGAAGATGCGCTGATTAACGCGACTTTGAGAAATACAACTTACACCAGTCCGGCTACGGTCTATGTCGGTCTTTACACTAGCGATCCTACTGACGCGAATACTGGAACTGAGGTTTCAGGTGGTTCGTATGCTCGGACTTCTGTAACGTTTGGTGCGCCTAGTGATGGTGCTACAACGAACTCAGCGAGTGTAGTGTTTCCTACGGCTACAGGGTCATGGGGAACGATTGGCTGGATCGGGATTCTGGATGCTGCTACTAGCGGGAATCTTTTGTATCACACAGCTTTGGACGAGTCTAAAACAGTAGGTACAGGCGATATTTTCACGATTTCGAGTGGCAACCTTAGCGTGACGTTGGCTTAATATGGCGTTCGTCGTCAATGATCGTGTAAAGGAAACGACTACCACGACTGGTACGGGTACTGTCACGTTAGACGGTGCTTCTCCGGGCTACCAGACGTTTGCTGCTGGCATTGGTAACGGCAATGTGACCTATTACGCGATTGTTTTAGCTAGCGAATGGGAAACCGGCATAGGTACGGTAGGAAGTGGTACGTTAAGCCGGGATACCGTTCTACAGTCATCGAATAGTGATGCGAAAGTCAACTTCTCTGCTGGCTCTAAGGAAGTCTTTGTAACGTATCCAGCGGATAGGGCTGTTTACAAAGAGACATCAGGTAATGCGGTTCTATTCCCGATATGGGAAAACACACCTACGGTATCAGGTGCATATTCGATAACGTCAGGAAATCGTGGGATCAGCTACGGTGAAATCACTATTACGACAGGTTCATCGGTAACTGTGCCTACTAGCAGTTCATGGCTAGTTTTTGGTTAAGGAAAGAACATGAGTAACTTAAAAGTTCAGGGCAATGCGAGTGGTACAGGTACACACACTTTGCAATCTGCTAACACTAATAGCAATATCACACAGACGTTGCCTGACGTTAGTGGAGTTACTTTAGGGTTTTTGAATGTTCCGCAGTCAGGATCGGATAAGACCAGCTCTTATACCTTGGCTACGTCTGACATCGGTGAGTTTGTTGGTGTTGGTACTAGCGGATCGATCACTATCCCTAACAGCACATTTGCTGCTGGTGACATTGTTTCTATCTTTAACAACACTAGCGGAAACATCACGATTACCTGCTCGATTACGACAGCTTATATTGCTGGCACGAATACAGATAAGGATACGATGACACTAGCAACTAGAGGTGTAGCTACAGTTTTATTCATTAGTGGTACGGTCTGTGTTGTAACTGGCAACGTAACCTAAGGGGCTGACATGAGTGGGATTATGTCAATGCTGCTAGGTGCTGTCTCATCTGCGGCTGCTGCTGTTGATGAGTTCTTTAACCGTGTCACCCTATTGCTTCCCGGTAACGGTACGAACGGAGCGCAGAACAATACGTTCCTAGACTCGTCGTCGAACAACTTCACCATCACCCGTAATGGCAACACGACGCAAGGTACGTTCTCACCGTTTAGTCAGACGGGGTGGAGTAACTACTTTGATGGAAGTAGTAGATTAACAATAGGATCATCAACACCAGAAGCAGTATTGCAACTTGGTTCAGGTGATTTCACTATTGAAATGTGGGTTTACACGACAAGTTCATCCGCTGCTTGGCAATACGCCATTTCAAACCTAAATAATGGTGTTGGCAATCTTTCTTGGTCTGTTCGTTTTTACGGTTCTACTGGTGTAATTTCGTTCTTGTGGGGAACAAGTGTAAGTTATTTGGGCAATGTTGAATACACATCATCAAACAACGCGATTTCACCTAATACATGGACACACGTTGCTATAACAAGAAGTGGATCAACTTTTAGAATATTTGCGAATGGCACACAAGTTGGTACTGGCACAAGTTCAACAGCCGTTTTTTCTCAAACACAACAATTCTATATTGGTGCAACGAATGATAATGCTGATAGATTCAATGGTTATTTATCAAATCTTCGTGTAGTAAAAGGTGGGGCTTTATATACATCTTCTTTTACTCCAAGCACTACACCATTAACCACATCTGTTAGTTCTGGTTCTGTATCAGCATTAACGTGTCAATCTAATCGATTTATAGATAACAGCAGTAATGCTTTAGCAATTACTGTTGCTACAGGCACACCATCCGTCCAACCCTTCAGCCCATTCGCGCCCGCTGCTGCATACAGCGCAGCTACTGTAGGTGGTAGTGGGTATTTTGATGGGAGTGGGGATTATCTAAGCAATTCCTCTGACACCATAATCCCAAGTACCGGTGATTTCACAGCTCAGTTTTGGATTTACCCAACACAGGTTTCTTCACTTCAGTATTTAATAGCAACTACAAATAACTCTGGTAATAAATTACATTTATATATCAACTCAAGTGCATACGTTGGTGTACAGACTGGAGCTTCTTATAGGGATTCATCAACTACCAAAGTTGTAGCTAACGCTTGGAATCACATTGCTTGCACAAGAACAGGGTCAACTTACGCGCTATTTGTAAATGGAGTTTCGCAGTCGATTTCAGGCGTTGGAACGATGGCATCTACGTTAGATGTGACGCCAACTTATATTGCAGCTAGAGATGCAGGTAATGGAGCAGTTTCTGGTTACTTGGGAAGTTCAAGAATAACAACCGTAGTAGAAACCATATCTATTCCAACTGCGCCATATACCTCTGATGGAAATACATCATTACTCACCAACTTCACCAACGCTGGCATCACAGACGCTACAGCAAAGAACGTCCTTGAGACTGTAGGCAACGCGCAGATCAGCACGACGCAGAGTAAGTTCGGCGGGTCGAGTATGTACTTCGATGGGACGGGGGATTATTTATTGTCACCATCCTCGCAAAATTTTGCTTTTCCTAGTGATTTTACAATTGAGTTTTGGTTGTACTTAACTGGTGTTAGCGGAGAAGGAACTACGTTTTATGTTCCAACGACGGGTGGAATTAATTTGTTTATGAGCATTTCAAGCAATTGGGGAATAGCTAGGTCTGGTGTCGCAGTAGATAATAATTTTGGTACACCTCCAACTCAAAATACTTGGCATCACATTGCTGTATCAAGAACAGGGTCAACAATAAATGCATACATAGATGGAACTAGAGTTTTTACTGGAACCAACTCAGTGAATTATGCATCCGGTTCATTACAAGTTGGTTTGTCAGCTTTTGGCACTATTACTGGTTACATTGACGATTTGCGAGTTACTAAATATGCTCGTTATACAGGATCAACTCTTACAGTTCCAACGGCGGCGTTCCCGCTTCAGTGAGGATAACCATGCTTTATTCTAAAAACGGTTCGATTCCTTATCCTTACACTGATGGCACGGAAGGCTGGATTGAAGTGCCAGACAAGCCAGAAGCACCAGAAGGCAAAGAGGTGGTCTGGTGGTATCCACCGGGATGGGTGATTCGTGATCCGAAACCGATGGAGCGTGAAGGCTACAAATGGTCATGGTCGCAGTCATCCGAGCAATGGGTCGAGTATGCGTTGCCACAAGCGTTGACCACAGAGGAAATCGTAGCCCTAACGAGTACAGATGTATCAGCATTATCAAGTGGAGATATTATTGCTTTAACAACATCACAGATTAGCGCATTGTAATGTTTGGATTCATACCGTTTTCGGCTGGAACGTTTGCTAGTACAGGTGATAGACCTGTATTAGCGTCTGCGTCTATTACAGCCTCGGCAACGGTATCAGGATCAGCGTTTGTAGACCACAGGGCTAATGCAGCGGTATCTGCTACGGCTACTGTTACAGCGGCTGCTAGAGCCGATTACAGCGTTAATGGGGCGATTTCTTGTGCTGCTACGGTAACTGCTGATGCTTACCGTATTGTCCACTTTAGCGGGGCTATAAACGCTTCTGCGACGGTTACAGCAAGTGGCTTTAGACAGGTCTTTGGCAATGGCTCAGTTACTTGTTCTGCAACAGTAACGGCTAAGGGCAATAACACGATTATCGGCTCTGCCGCGATAACGGCAAATGCTACTGTTTCTTCTGTTGCAACAGTCATGCGTTATGGCAATGCGGCTATAACGTGTACGGCTACGGTTACGGCAAGTGGCATCAGAACGCTAACTGGTGTTGCCTCGATTGATGCTACGGCTGATGTAACGGCTAATGCTACGGTTTCGTTCTTCCCTGCCGCGAGTATTGCTGTTAGTGTAACGGTAACGGCTGATGGGATGATTGTTGGTGAGGAATGGTCACCACTCACCCCTGAAACGAATGTCTGGACGGAACAATCTGCGAGTAATGATAGCTGGACTGCTATTACAGCGAGTTCGGATTCATGGACAAATACGAATCCAAGTTCAAATACTTGGGAATTAAAGCCTACTGGAACTGATACATGGCTACGACAAAACTAAATTTTGGAGAATGGTTGCCAGATCAGCCCGGAGTTACTGGTGCTGTGACGGATGCTAAGAACTGTTATCCGGTTGCTAACGGATATGCGCCATTTCCTAGTGAAGCTAACTATTCGGATGATGCTGCTCAGGCTCTATTGATTACGTTTGCTGGTAAGTTTGGCGGTGCTACGACATTGTTTGCTGCTGGAGCTACTCAGATTTATAAGTTTGATAGCTCTGATGCTAGTTTGGATGCGGCTACAACTACGGGTTATTCGGCGGTAGAGTCATGGGATGTAACTCAGTTTGGGGCAAAGGTCATTCTGGCTAACGGAGCAGATAGGTTGCAGTCTTGGACGTTGAACTCGTCTACGAATTTCGCTGATTTAGCGGCTACTGCACCTAGAGCTAGGTTTGTAACGGTAGTTAAAGACTTCGTTGTAGCGGCTAATGATCCGGGTGGTGACGAGAACAAGGTCTACTGGTCGGATATTAACGACGAAACCGACTGGACTCCGGGTGCTGCTAGCCAATCAGATAGTCAGGTAATCCCTGACGGTGGCGATATTACAGGTCTAGCTGGTGGTGAGTACGGTTTAGTGTTCCTAGAAAGAGCGATTTACCGGATGACCTATGCTGGTAGCCCGTTTTTCTTCCAGTTTGACGCTATTTCACGGTCTCTAGGCTGTATTTCTAACGGTTCTATTGCTCAGTACGGTGGAATCACCTATTTCTTAGCGGATGATGGTTTTTACGTCTGCGATGGACAGTCTGTTAAGCAGATTGGTGCAGAAAAGGTAAACCGTTGGTTCTTTAATAACGCTATTCCGGGTGAAATTAGGACTGGAATGAGTGCTACGGTTGATCCAATTAGTAAATTAGTAATTTGGCGATTTGCAGGTACGTTTGCTCGTAAGTTAATCCTGATTTACTCAATTGATTTGGATAAATGGTCGTATGCTGAGACTACAGCGACATCTGTTTCATTTG